GTGAAGTCACCAAGAACACCGACGCCAAATAATTTCCCACCATGAGCACCACGCCCAAATCCCCCACCTCTGACCTGGTCGCCGCTCTCGCAGAGCTCGACAACGTCAAGGCCAACAAAGTAAACCCCGGCTTCAAGAACCGCTACGTCTCCCTCGACGCGCTGCTCGACGCCATCAAGCCCATCCTGTTCAGCCACAACCTGGCTCTGATCCAAACGCTCGTCAGCGAGGAAGGTAAGGTCGGCATCAACACCGCCTTCCTCCACGCCTCGGGTGAGCGCTTCGACTTCGGTCGCCTGATGGTCAAGGCCGAGGGACTAGACGCCCAGAAGATTGGCGGCGCCATCACCTACATCCGCCGGCAGTCCATCCAGACGGCTTGCGGCATCTCTGTAGACCTCGACGACGACGGTGCAGTGGCGGCCTCTGGCTTCCGCTCTGCGGCCTTCGCAGCTCCCTGCCTTCTCCCCCACCCCTCGCCCCCTGACCAAATGAGCGACCCTATCAACCCCCTCGACCCCATGGCCTTCCTCAACAAGGCCATCGCCCACGCTCACGCCCAGAACGAACTGCTGGCCGCCAACGCCCGCATCAAGCAGCTCGAAGAACGCCTCGAAGGTATGCGCGAGGCCGGCGACGCGATCTGGTACTGCGTCCGCCACGCTAACCGCGTCGACCCATCAGAACTGCAAGATGCCGTCGAAGACTGGCAGGAAGCCCGCAACCATGCCTGACACAAATGAAGACTTTTGGGTCAAGGCTTGCCGCAGCGCTGAAGCCCGCAGTGATAACCAGACCCAGACCATTGCCGAACTCCGCTACTCTGGCAACCAACTCGCCCGCGTCATGCAGGACATCCTCGGGTCTGACATGATCACCTGCCAAATCTCGCGGGCCGTGATGGCCGCGTCCCTGGCTAAGTGGCAGAAGGCCAAGACGGGTCAATGAGCAGCCCCTCGCCTGCTGGCATCGAGCGCATCGCCAAGACCGTGTCCGGCCAGTACGCCTTGCTCCTGTTGCTAGACGGTTACCCGTACGTTGAAATGACCGCCCGCAAGCACGCTGACTTTCTCTCCGACCTCGGCCTCTGGAAGCGCAAGACGCACCCGTCACTTGCCCGGTCACAGGTTCGCTTTTTCACGCTTGCCCCTAACGGAGAGATAAAGGAACTTACTTTCAACCGATGACCAACCGCGACAACATCAAGCGCCTTGTGGTAAACATCACGGGCTCGTTAGCCACCGTCCAGCACATCGCCGGACGTTATGAACAGCACGACGCCGACATCATCACGCTGTCGGATTTAAACCGCTCGGCCATTACTGAGCTACAGGTCTTTACCGATCACATCGAGACGGCCGACGAAGCAGCCCAGGTTAAACCCCTCCACGACCGCGTGCACGTCCTCGTCGTGCAACTCCGCGTCCTCCGCAATACGCTTGAGGCCATGGAGAACGCTGCCGACGCCGCTCTGGAAGATGTGCGCCGCATCTCGGCCAGCGTCGAGGGAGCCAATCCCGACGACGACGCCCTATAATTTCCACCAACCCAATAACACACCACGACCACACCCATGCGTATCCCACCCGAACCTATCACCCACCGCGTCCTCTATGACGGCATCCAGGCGCTGAACTACTCCGGCTCCAAAGAGCTGCTTCGCTCACCTAGCCACTATCAGGCCTACCTCAACCAGGAGCGCGAACAGACCAAGGCCCTTCGTATGGGCTCGCTTATCCACTGCGCCGTGCTCCAGCCCGAACTCCTGAATGAGAAGTTCGTCACGGCCCCCGAGTGCGACCGCCGCACTAAACTTGGTAAAGAGACGTTCGAGTTATTCCAGTCCTCCCTCAAGCCCGGTATGACGGTCGTCAGCGCCGAGGAGTCCTGCGAGTGTCACATCATCGCGTCTGCCGCCAAGCACGCCCTGGAGCGTATGGAGGTCACCTTCGAGATGACCGAGTTCATGTTCACGACCGATCACTGCGGCGTGCAGCTGAAATGTGCAATTGATGGCGTGGGCTCGGACGGTTTCCTATACGACTTAAAAACTACCGAGGACGCGTCCCCTGCTGGCATCCTCAAGTCTATCCGGGCTTACCGCTACAATCTCCAAGCCTACTTCTACCGCCTGTGCTTTGAGACGGCCTTCGAGCGCCGCGTGCTTGGCTTCAGATTTTTGTTCGTGGAAAAAACCGCACCCTTCGCCACGGCATGGGTGGAGATTGGCCCTGAGCTGATGTCCTACGCCTGCTCCGACTTCGAGAAGGCGCTGCAAGCCTACCGCGAGTGCACGACCCTCGGCGAGTGGCCTGCCTACGGTGACGCAGTCCAGGTCATCGACATCAAGGGACCGTCCACCTCCACCGCTATCACCTTTGCCTAATATGGCTACGCATGAAGGTTTGCCGTCATATCAGTGCACAATCTCGTGGCACTTTGAGAAGCCTGAGCTGTTTTATTATAAGTTTATTTGCCCCAATTGCAAACAGGTAAGGACTCACGGCGCAGGAAATGGATCTAGAGGTTCACACTGCAACGACGAATCCTGCCCAAAGGAATACCATATATGGGCACACGAAGAACATCCGCTTTACGTTGAAGCTGAAATGGGACCAAACTTTGTACCAGATACAGAAGGCCCATGTGAACCTATAGACCCCTATCACTCCTTAACTATTTTAAACCAACACGACATCAGATACCCTAGATGGATGGCTGAGATAAAGTTGGCAAAGCAAGAGAGTGACGCAGACAATAACATTTTACCCACCACAAACATGACCACCGAAAACAACAACGACCGGCCCCCGCTCACCTCCATCTCGACCAACGGCACCTACCGCCTGAAGCTCATCAAACCGAAGTTTGAGAAGGTCAAGGTCTGGGAGGACGGCACCTGCTCCGCCCGCCTCTTCTTTGTCGACGACAAGGGCTTTTGTCTCTCAAAGAACTTCTCCACTAAGTACGGCAAGGCGCTCGCCATGCTCGTCGGCAAGTACTCCGGCAAGTTCACCGAGGAGATCAGGCTCGACGCTACGGCTGCCGAGTACCTCCAGTACCTCGAGCCAGCCTGCGGCCAGACTATCCTCGTCGGCGTGGAGTGCGAAGCCAATGGCGAGTACAACGGACGCCCCCAATTCAAGTACAAGATGACGTACCCCAAGGGCTCCCAGAAGCCGACCGTGGCCGACACCCTCCCCGACGCTCCTCCATTCTAATCGGCCATGACCGAGACACCCCCACCGATGGCCGCCCCTACTCTCGTGCTGATCAGTGGGTTCGCCCGGGCAGGGAAGGACACGCTGGCCTCGGGCCTGCTGGAGTGGTCGACGCGGCCCGCCGAGCACATCAACTTTGCCGACGCGCTGAAAGAGGCCGGTAATCACTTCATGGACTACCTCGGGCTAGACGGCAACTTCATGGCCGAAGACTTCAAGTGCGAGAACCGTGACGCCCTGGTTGCCATGGGTCGCTTCGCACGGCGACTCGACAAGGACGTCTTCGCCAGGCACTTCGCCAACTGGTGCCCGGTGATGAAGCACCACGATCAGGTCAGCCCAGAGACCGTGGTCTGCTCCGACTGGCGTTACATCAATGAGCTGCGCGTCTGTCAGGACATCCTCTGGGAGAAGGGCTGGAAGGTCCGCACGGTCTACGTCTCGACCGCTGGCCAAGGCCCGGCCAACGACGAAGAGCTCGACAGCATCGCCGAGATACGCGCCGCTCATTCCTTTGACCAGGAGTACATCTTCAAGCCGAACGCCCGTCAGCAAATCATGTCGGAAGGACGCATCCTCGCCCGCTCATGGAGGCTTTAACCCTTGAGACGGTGGCATGGGCCCGCAAGGTCGGCCTGTCCCCTGATCGCGTCGCCTTCCTGCTGGCCTGCCCCAAGTACACGGTGAGCAAAGGCCACCGCAAGTCGGACCGCGTCATCACCGACAACCCGAACCACCACCTGCAACGCCTGGGCGACTGCTACTGGTTCCGGCTACGTCGTCGCGGCACGGACATCGTCGAGAACATCGGCCACGACCTCCTGACCGCCCGGCAGCGCCGTGACGAGATGCTCGCGGCCTTTGACTCCGGCCAGCCCATCCCTCACCTAAACACCAAATGAGCACCCCTATCCGTTTCTGTGCCTTCGGTGATAACCACGGTGACATGGTCGACCATGAGGCCACCGACGCCCTCTGTGAGTTTATTAAGGACTACAAGCCGACCGTGCGCGTCCACCTTGGCGACTGCTTCGACTTCCGATCGCTTCGCCGTGGCGTTGGCAACGACGCTGAAGGTGCCGAGTCCCTAATGGCTGACATCCAGGGCGGAGAGGACTTCCTTGCCCGCACTAAGCCTACCGTCTACCTCATGGGCAATCACGAGCACCGCACGGTCGCCCTCCAGCATACGTCCGGCTCGGCCATCGTCCGCGACTACTGCGCTGACCTTGAGGCCCGCATCAAGACCGCCGCTAAGAGCTGCGGAGCCAAGACCATCCTGCCCTACCACGCTGAGAAGGGTGTTTACCGTCTCGGGCCTGTTGCCTTCATCCACGGTTACGCGCACGGCCTGAACGCCAGTGCCGAGCAGGGCAAGCACTACGCTGACCGGGGAGGCGCTCTTATCCACGGCCACACGCACACGCTCGCCCAGGTTAACTTGACCAAGGCCGAAGGCGGCGCCGCTTTCTCTGCCGGCTGTCTCTGCCAGAAGGACGCCATGGCTTACGCATCGCACCGCCTAGCCACGTCCCGCTGGGGGTCAGGCTTCGCCGCTGGCTGGGTCGACGGCAAAGACTGGAAGGTCTGGCTCGTGCACAAGGTCGGACGCAGCTGGATATGGCAGACCGACCTCAAGGTCTACACCCCGAAGGCACGCGCATGAAGCCCTTTGACGCTCGCGGCCTTGTCGACGCGCTCCGTGGCTCGACTGGCGAAGACATCAACGGCTGGATCAGAACGATGGACCTACTGCCTCTCATCCGCGTAAAGAGTCTAGCGGGCTCACGACCTATTCTTGCCCGCATCGTCAAGGCTGGCTTCGCAGAAGAGCGCCGCGCTGGCTGGCGACTTGTGTACCGACTGTCGAAGAGGTTTAAGACCTGGGAGGACGCCAACATCGCCGCCCTAGAACTCGAACGCTTCACCCCTCCGAAGGGCTGGGTCACGCTTACGCAGTACGCCCGCAAACTCCGGCGCACCGTTCGCGGCATCCAGTACCGGCTCGACGGCACGGACATCCTCTGGCGCGTTTACAAGACACCCCGCCCTGTCCCGCATTACCGACGCACCGACCTCGACCGTCTCCTCCGCAAAGCACCTTGACCTTGGGCACCCACGCCCGCAAACCCACACCCCTTCTTCCATGACTCCTCCGAACAACGTGCCGGCGGAACGCCACCTCCTCGGCGTCCTCCTCCGTGACGCGCTCCCCTTCCCGCCTGACCTTAAGGCCTCCGACTTCTTTGACGGTACGCATGCCGACATCGTCGGGGCCATGCTCTCCCTCGCCGTCGATGGCATACGCGCCGACGAACTGACCGTCACCCAGAAGCTGCGCGAGATGAAGTCGCCCGTCGAAGCCGGCACCGTCTCGCTTCTCGCCACTGACGCAGGGCTTTCCGAATACCGTCAAGAGCATGTCGACCTGATCGCAAGCGCTGCTCTTCTCCGTCAAGCCTCCGACGCCGCCGCCAACGCGACAGACCCAGACGCCCTTCTCAACCACTATGCCCGCCTAGCCGAGCAGCGCAAGGCCACCAGGCGCGAGAAAGACATCGGCGAATGGTTCGACCTTGACGCCCTCGACGCATTTAACCCGCTCGACGATAAGACGGTGCTCGTCGGCAAGTCACGCCGCTGGCTCTGCGAAGGTTACGCGGTCTCCATAGTCGGCTTCTCCGGCACCGGCAAGTCTTCCCTTATGATGCAGGTCGCAACGTCATGGGCGCTCGGGCAATCCGTCTTCGGCCTCGCACCCGTGCGTGGGCTTAGGACATTAATTCTTCAGGCCGAGAACGACATTGGGGACTCTGCCGAAGCCTGGCAGGGCTCGACGTGCAAGATGACCGACAGCGAGAAGACCAAGTTAAAGCAGAACATCGCCATTGTGCGCGACACTAAGCACATCGGCGGCGCCTTTCCTGAGTTCCTTGAGACGCTTATCCTTCGACATAACGCCGAGGTGGTATTTATTGACCCGCTTCTCGCCTACGCTGGATTTGACATCGCCGACCAGTCCCTCACGACCGAATGGCTCCGCACCAAAGTCGACCCAGTCCTTAAGCGCACGAAGGCCGCCATGATCTACATGCACCACACGACGAAGCCGAAGTCTACCGATGATCTGGACAGCATGACTCCCCAGCAGCTCGCATACCTGGGGGCTGGGAGCGCAGAGTGGACTAATTTTTCGAGGGACGCTGGTTTCTTATTCCGAACCAAGGGCGAACCTGCCCGGTACAAGTTTGGCTTCTCGAAGCGAGCCTCCCGCTGCGGACTCGAAGATGTTGACGGCCAGCGGTCCAAGTCGGGGTTCATCTACCTCCAGCACTCCCCCGAGGATAAAGTCCTACGCTGGGAGCATGCCCCGTCAGGCATGGAGGTCGCCCCACGGAGCGCCGATTACAGCCCCGCTAAGGGGTCTAGGAGCCGTCCTGACTCCATGTGAGGGGTAGGACGCCCTTACCCCCCACCTTACGCCCATGAGCCGTCAAATCATGACCTTGTCGCCACGGTATGCAAGTCCGTCTCCCACAGGGGGAGTATTTAATAACGCTACCCCCTCTGCTGGCGCGGCGGGGCGTATTAAATAAATTAAGCCGCCACTCTACCGATATGTCCCCGCGTCGACCCTTAACCCCGGCTCAACTAAACCTCCTGCGCCTACGCCGTGAACTTACCGCTCGAAGACGCTGGCTTTGGAAGAACAAGCGGCACCTTATGGAGCAAGCCCAGGCTAAGGCCACAACGCGGGCTACCGAGATCAGGCAAGGAGTAAACGAATACTGCCTTGAAGCAGTTAGGACATGGCCGGCCAGAATGACACCCAAGCAGCTTGATGAGTACCTGCTGACCATGCCTTACACCCGAAAAGGCAAGAAGAGGCGCATGAAGAGAACCTCTCTCATCCGTCGGCTAAGACTTCTTGGCCTGATTGCATACGTTGCTAAGGCTAACACTTGGCATAACCTTTGCCACTTGCCCGCTGAGTAACATCCTTTCCAAATGAGCAGCGTGACCAAGGCTACAGTCAACGACCTCACGGCGCCGCACAGTGAGGCCAAGTCGTTCGACGCGTGGTTCTTCG